GCTTCCTAAAGCCAATTGACGCTAAACTCTCGCAACTCGTACAAGCCGGCGACGTGGCCGCGTACGCGCTCGCAATCACTGCGATTCAAAAGGGCTTGGTTCAGTAAGGGCTTGGTTCAGTAATGGCACTCGCACCGGACTATCCCACGAATCAAACCGCTCACTACCTGGGCTTCCTTCAAGGCTTGATCTTGGTCGTGATGTTTAGTTGGCTGGCGATTGAATGCGCTCGAGCGGAGCAACAGAAGCAAAAGCACGACGCGCACTAGATTCAATTTGGTGGCTCTTAAAACTCTAGGGAGAAGGTTAATGATGTGGAGTTTACAAAAACGGAAATCGTGTTCTACGTCGCGATGTTCATCGCGTCGGGATTTGCTTGCCTCGCGCGTATCTGGCGCGACAATGAGCATGCTGACGTTCGCACTGTTTTTGGTAGGTGCCTTAGTTCGGGGTTTCTCTCTTTTGGAGCTGTCGCTATTTGGATCGGTCGCAATCCCGATCCTGCTATTGGCAGCGGCGCTTATTGGCTGGCGATTGCGACCCTAGTGGGTTATTGCTCGCGAGATATTCAAGATCAGATTTTGACTCGCGGGATTAGTTGGATGCTGGAAAAGTTTAGCGGTCCCGACAATGCGGCAAAATAGCAGGTAATGCAATGTTCCATGAGGCTATGATTCACCCGTTCAACCGCGCATTCGATAAGACTTTTCCGCGAACGCTCGTTGGTTCGATCGGTGGTGTTGCACCGGCAGTATTTACACTCCAATCCAACGGACTGCTTTTTCGACCTTCAATGACTTCGTTAGCCGACTGGGATAATGTAGAGGCTCCTTGGGCAGCAGTTACAAGGGATGCTTTCCTTTCGGAGGGCATGATCGACAGGACGGTAGGTGACGCAAGATATGACTTTGGGCGAAGAAATCCAACGATACTGAAGGATGGCAATGACCTTTACTGCTTGACGAATGATTATCCGGCTACTGCACCATCCCTAAACTACATAACTCGCTCAACAGATATGGGGCGAACATGGATTGAGATGGGGCAAACATCCGAGGCAAACGCGAAGATTGCAGGCGGATCGTGGGCTGGTTGTGCGTGCCCTGGATCGCTCAATAAGTGGGGGTCAGACTATCATTTCCATCGGGTTTTGACCGACACGACAGGGGGCTTTCCTCCTTACTCATGGGATATATGGTCGGCGACGGAGTTGCAAGTTCTTTCAGCAGGCAAGTATGGTAATTGGTCGGCGGTTCGCAATCAGCCAGCGGGTACAGGATGGGCAGAAACTAGCCTACTGCCGGGCGCAACACTTTTGCATTCAGGCACTTACTATCATTTTGCCCAGTCGTATGCAGCAGGCTGGACAATAGGGATAATGTCCGGCAGTTCTGCTAGTGGTCCGTTTACTCAGTTGGGTGCTACTGCTTTATTTGATTCGACTAATTTCCCAGCTAGCCGCCAGCCAGAAAATCCGCGTTGCTTTTTTCATCCAGGGTTAGGCAAGTTTGTGATGCTTGTCAATTTAGTCAATGGTGATTTTACGGACTCCAGTGCGGTGATTGTCGGTACAAGTGACCCAACTAACTGGACTGGTGCGTCGATAGAAATCTTTGCATTTGTTTCGGCTACCCACGGAACGCGGAACATAGGTACGTCGAGCCATCTTTGTGGGCCGAGTAATGAGCTTATCTATAATGAAGCGTCCAATGATATTCTTGCTATGTACGATACGGACGCAATCAGCGCATCACCTGGATGGCATATCGGTAGGCGAATCGTGCCTGCAACATTGCGATACAGTGCGGGTGAATACACACTTAGCGGAGGTTCATTTAAGACACTGAAGAAAACAGTCTCGCACACGGACGTATGTATTGAAGCCGATGTAAAGTTTACCGCTGCATCTGGTAATAGTATGGGCTTTCAGTTCCGTATGACTGGGGCCAATGGATACGCGGTTGCGGTCCGAGATAACGCAACAGTCGTACTTTATGATGCTGCGTATAACGTCATCGAGATTGGTACAGGAACTGGGCCGACTCTTAACGTTTACAATCGCGTCAAAATACTTGCGGTAGGAACATCAATTAAAGTTTGGCTGAACGGTGTTTTGCAAGTAAACGTAACAAATGCAACCTATGCAAGCGGAACATCTGTTTGGGTGTACATGAATTCCGTAGCTGGTTCCCTACGAAATGTAAACGTCAGTAGTTCTGACAGTATTACAATTACAGGACTTTCGCCACGGCAAGTAATTGCATTACGTGATGTAGGCAATTTTTGCTCAAATGAAATAGTAGCTAATGGTGCTGGCGTTGCAACTGGGGTGATGATTGGGGACAGCACAGGATTACAGGCAGGCTCAACCATTCAATCAATTACGACTTCGCCTGGAGACTCCATAGAGATTACTGGCGTGGTTGCGTTGCCAGTCGTAACGTCTGGATCAGTAATAGCAGGCTTTGACGGAATTGCAACATGCTCCATGTCCGCCACTGGTGCCTCTACCTACCGATGGCAGAAAAAGGAAAGCGGAGTATGGCGTAACATTGTTAGCTCAAATGCAAATCCGTTTATTTTCAACTTTGAGGCTCAAGATTCCACGTTTTTATATCGCGGAATCGCCTCAAACGCAAACGGCTCGATAGCGACTGAGGAAATTACATTTGCATTAGCTGCTCCGCCAGTCGCACCGCAATTAAAACTGCACTCTATAGTAGGTGTATTTGTCGAACGAACTGCACCTACTACGCTAGCTACAATAGGAGATAGAGTTGGTACGTGGAGAGACTCCACAAACTCATTCGACTTCGCCTCACCCAACGACAGCAATCGCGGGGTGTTAAACGCAAGAGGATTATTGACGGACGTTACCTCGATTTACATGGAGAACGCTTCGATAAGCGTTGCTCAAAACAAGTCGGCTTTTACTTTGTTTACGGAAATAGGTAAGTCAGTTGCGGGTAGTGCAAATAATATTGCTATTCGTCAAATAGATGTACTTGGTGTGCAGTGGTACAACGGTGATGTGTACGTCTACGCTGGCACAGGTTCTGCCTACGCTGCTGGGATGGGTACGCTAAGCAACTATCTGATTAGCGTGGTGTTCGATGGAACGCTAACCGGCAACGCTAATAGACTAAAGATGTATATTGACGGAGTGCAGCAAACACTCACTTTCGCCGCTACCATACCGGCTTCTACGGCGAACACCGCAGGGCTGATAATTGGGGATGCTGTAGGCTCAATTGGAACAGCTCCATGGGTCGGATGGATTAAGAATATAATGCTTTACGACACAGCACTAAGCAGCGTTAATCGTGCTGCAATCGAAGATTATTTAGGTTATTAGTATTTCAGGACTAATCGAGATAAGGGAACAACATGGCAGCAGTAGCAATCACGACTACGACTCAAGACATTGCTGGCGACTTCGACATAGTTGTACGGGGCAACCCGACCGACTGGACGAACGTTATTTTGCAAAAAGCACTAGGGGCGGGCGGAGCGAACTTTATAACGTGCAAGGTTCTTGGCGGGCAAGGTCATCACTTCGTCAAAAACACAGGCAGCAACGCTTACAAATTACTAACGGCTGTCACTGGCGTAACAATTGAATTTAACCAGTAGGCTCGGACGCAACTCTTTGTAAGGGTTTCGCCCGGAGTAAGAAAACACAGGCTTCACCTTGGCTATTCCGACAGATTACACGCAAGAGCAAATTGAGTTCGCGCTGCGAGAGTGTGGTGGCTACCTCACTGGCGTAGCGAAGATGCTCGGCACGACCTACGAAGCGATTCGCTTGCACATTCGCAACAACGCGGACTTGCACATGGCGCAGTTGGACTACCGCGAAGAGTTGCTTGACACAGCCGAAAAAGGATTGCGTAAGGCAGTCTTCGCTGAGAAGCCTTGGGCTATAAAATTCGTATTGGCAAGACTAGGGAAGGGTCGAGGCTATGGGCAGACAATCGAGATCGACATACCTGCTGATAGCGTTAGTCGCGTGGTGGTGTACCTCCCTGACGATGGACGCGAAAGCAAACCAGATGGAAGTACGACCGCAACCAGGACCGCAGGTAACAGCGTTACAGAGTAGCGCGGACATTCTGATTTACGGCGGTCAAGCTGGTGGCGGAAAGACCTGGTTGCTTTGCGCGGAGCCGTTGAGACGCATTCACAACGCGGGCTTCCGCGCGATAATCTTCCGCCGAACCTATCCGCAAATCATGGGTGGTGGTGGCATCTGGGAAGAAGCCAACGCGCTCTATCGACCACTGAAAGCGAAGATGCGCGAAGGCGATAAACTTGACGCTGCTTTTCCAAGCGGTGCGACGGTCAAGTTCGGTCACCTTCAGCACGAAAAAACTAAGTACGACCATCAAGGTAAACAATACACGCTGATAGCGTTCGATGAGTTGACGCACTTCACTGAATCCCAGTTTTTCTACCTACTCTCGAGGAATCGATCTACGTGCGGGTTCAAGCCGTACGTACGGGCAACGTGCAATCCCGATGCAGGTTCATGGGTCGCTGGCTTTATTTCGTGGTGGATTGGTGACGATGGATACCCGATCGCGGAACGAACTGGGGCGCTGCGATACTTCGTTCGGCATGAAGACGACACGCTTGATTGGGGCGACTCGAAGGAAGAGTTGATCGAGCGTCACCCGCTAATCACAACGGACCTAATTCTTAGCGTTACCTTCGTGCCAGCAACGCTCGACGATAACAAGATCCTGATGGAGAAGGATCCAGGATACAAAGCCAAGTTGATGAGTATGCCGCGCGTCGAGCGTATGCGATTGCTGGGCGGTAACTGGCGGATCAGCGAGGGCTCAATTATCGATTTGGAATGGCTTAGTCGTCGTTTCTCGATAGATGATGGCCACTACGTCATTTCTTACCAGGGGAATGTTTATCGTGTTCCACAATCGAAATGCAGACGTATTGCGACGGTTGACACGGCGGGCACAAGCAAGGAAAAGGCGGCAGCGGCCAAGCAGGGCAAGCAGCCAAGCAATTCAGCGTGCGCGGTGTGGGATCACTTACCAAGCTGGACGTTTTCGCATGAAGGTCGCCAGGAAACTCTCCGCAATCTGCTATTCCTGAGATACGTCTACGCGGCAAAGGTCGATTGGCCTAAACTACGCGTCGACATACCGGAAGTGTTGAAAGCGTGGAACGTACAACGCTGCTTCATCGAAAATGCTCATCATGGTCAACCCTTGCAGCACGAAATTAAATGCTGCTCAAGGGAACTTGTCGGGCCTGTGATACCAGGGATGGGTGACACAAGCTCAGGCGCAAAGTTAGAACGCGCGGTCGCTAGTGGGATGCTCAGTCGGATTGAATTTGGGCAACTATTTCTGCCCCATGATCCTGAACCGTGGGTACCTGATTACGTTCGAGAACTGACGACCTGGACCGGCTTGCCGGATGAACCAGCAGACAGAATCGACGTGACCAGCTACGCGTGCTACGTCACGAAGGCGGGCGGTAAGGCATGGGGAGGAGTTCTAACTTGAGAAAAAAGGGCAAGCCAGTGACCACCGAACAACGCAGCATGTTACCCACCATGCCGATTGAAGGACCAAAAAACAACTTCGTCGCGCATCGTGATGATCCAATGCTCTCAATGAGCGAAGCCGGTCGCTTGATCGGTCGCACTCATACCACCATTCGGCGTTGGATTGACGATGGCTTGATCGATGCTGTGCGCGATGTTCGTGGATTGAGGCGCGTTCGCAAAAGTGAACTGATTCGGTTTACTGGCGTGACGGCGTTCGCGCGTAAGTCGCCTTACTTCTGGTTGCAGGAATCAGAATTGCCCGATGGCTATGTTTACGTCGATGGCGAGTATCCAAGCGTTCGTGAAATTGACACACTGAAGTATTACCCAGTCCCATTGCTAGAGACTAAATATGGCTAAGCTAAAATTTATCGGTATCGCGCAGTCGGTGTCACAAATCGACGTGGTGACCCTCGGCGGAACGTGGGCCGCAGGTGAAAAAGCTCGCTTGACCATCAATGGCAAGTTCGTTGAATACACTGCGATTGTGGCCGACACCCCGGCTTTAGTTGCGGTTGGACTTGCGGCGGCCGCAGCGGCTTCAACGGCTGGCGAGTTCCGAGAGATTGCTTTCACTCGCGTTACCACAACGGTCATTGGAACCAGCATTGCAGGCACACCGTTCACGATGACCGTATCGGAGGACTCAGCTAGCGGAACGATCGGCACGTCGACAACGCAGGCGGCGACCGGTCCGAACCATTGGAACAATGCCGCAAACTGGTCAACCGCGGTGGTGCCGAC